TTACAGGCATCACAACAAAATAATGTTTCGTTGCCTAAAACAGTCGAAGAGTTAGAAAAGTTTCGTGAAGAGTACCCGGATGTATATGGGGTTGTTGAAACTGTAGCAGCCATACAAGCTGAAGAAAGAACTAAGCAGCTTCAATCAGAACTCCAAGAAATTCAGGAACGCGAAAAAGAAACTGTGGTTCAAAGTGCATACCGCGAACTAATGAACAATCATCCAGATTTCAACGAAATCAAAGAAGATGAGAAGTTCTTAACATGGCTTGACGAACAGCCCGAATCTATTTCGGACGGTATTTACAAAAACAATACTGATGCTCGTTGGGCTTCACGAGTCCTAGATCTGTATAAAGCAGATGCAGGTATCTCAAAAAAGAAGCGAGCTAAATCTAATGAAGCGGCAGCAACCGCAATAAAATCTCCCAAAGCAAAAGATGTTTCATCTGAAGCAGCAGGAGATAAGAAGATTTGGAAGGCTTCGCAAATCGCCAAAATGAAACCGTGGGAGTTCGAGAAGTTAGAAGCTGAACTTGACAAAGCACGGAATGAAGGGCGAATAGACTTGAACTCTTAAACCTCAAAATAGGAAGGATCGAACAATGGCTTTCGGTACTGCTGCGGGTTATGGTAACCTGCCTTCCGGTAATTTTGCACCGGAAATCTTTAGCCAAAAAGTTCTCAAATTCTTTCGTCGCGCTTCGGTTGTTGAAGACATCACGAATACTGACTACGCTGGCGAAATCGAGAACTTTGGCGACACAGTTCGCATTATTAAGGAGCCGACTGTAACAGTCTCTGCTTATACTCGCGGATCTGTAGTGAACCCACAAGACTTGGCTGATGACCAAATTACTATGGTTGTTGATCAAGCTAATGCGTTCGCGTTCAAAATCGATGACATCGAAGAGCGTCATTCGCACGTAAACTTTGAGGCACTTGCCACCTCTTCAGGTGCATTTGCATTGAAGCGTAAGTACGACAAGACTGTTCTTCAGGCTATGTCTGACGGTGCTGGTATTGCAGCTTCTGCTGTAACTGGTACAACTCTGACCACGACTGCTGCTGCTGGTACTCTTGGTACTGCAAACGCACCAATCAACATTGAGACAGACGACGCTGGCATCAACATGATGCTTGCAATGGCCCGTCTCCTTGACGATGAGTCTGTGCCAGAAGAAAACCGCTGGTTTGTTGCACCACCAATCTTTTACGAGAAGGTGTTCCAAGCTGGTAACAAGATCGCTGAAGTGCAGGTAACTGGTGATGCCACTTCCCCGCTTCGTAACGGTCTGGCAACTGTCGGCACTCTTGCTGGCTTCCGTTGCTACAAGTCAACTGCCTTGAATAGCACAGGCGGTATTGACCAAGTGACTTTGACTGACGCATCTGCAACTCTCGCAACCGACGGTTCTGAGAACATTGTTCTTGCTGGTCACATGTCATCCACCTCTACTGCTTCGCACATTGCGAAGACAGAAGTGGTTCGTTCAACCGAATCGTTCTCCGACGTTATTCGTGGACTGCACGTTTTTGGGCAAAAAGTATTGCGCCAAGAAGCGATTGTTCGCGGCGTTGTAGACTTTGCGTAAGGGAGGCTGACTAATGGCTACTATTGATAGAACTCCTAATGGTGGAACTGTTGGACATCCAGCAAACGTTGCACGTCCTTACGTAGTAACTTCTCAAGTCCATGACACCGCTGACGGTGGTACAGGTGGCGATGTCGTTCAATTGATCGACGTTCCTGCTGATACCATGATTGTTTCCGGTGTTCTTGAAGTCCTTGAGGCACGAGGTAACGGACAGATTACTCTGGACGTGGGTTTCACTGGTGGTGATGTGGACTGTTTTATTGACGGTTCAGTTTGCGCTGCTGGTTTCACTCCTTTCTTAGAAGCTGCAGTAGGTGCATCCGGCTCTAACGCCCGTATGATAACTTCTGCAGACACTATCGACGCTCTCATTCTTGATGGCGGCTCTAGTGGTGAATCTGCATTACGTTTTCGTGTTCACGTAGTTCTTGCTGACGTTTCCAAGAACCCCGTGGAATCTGCTACAGTTTCTACTGGAACATAATATTATTGGGGGCAGGGCAATTCTTGCCCCCTTTACAACCCGGCGAAAGTATGATATAAGCGTGTAAACCTGCCGGGAGATATACCATGTTATTACAATTATTATCTGAACAAGAAGTAAACTACTGCATAGAAAACTGGGGTGCCAAAGAAGATGGCGCAAAAACACAACCCAGATCAGACAGCGAAGAATTAAAAAAGAATACAGAGTCGCCTGACATGACACCCGAAGTAAGGCAACTCGTGTCAACAAGAATATATAATAACCCTTACATAGACTCAGTAGTTTGTCCAAACAGAGTATCGGTAAACTTTTACAATGAGTATGAAGAGGGTGGCTTCTACAAAAAGCATATAGATACGTTTCGTGCAGCACCTAGAAGCAACAATGTTTACTTTGACTATGGATTTTCATTAGGTCTTAGTGACGAGTATGAGGGTGGAGAGTTTGTTCTAAATAATGATGTGGGTGAAATAAGCTACACAATCGGAAAAGGACAACTACTTATATTTCCAATTATATACCCTCACGGCGTAAAGCCAATAACAAAAGGTTCGCGTAAAGCAATTATAGGTTGGATGTCCAGTAACGTTTCTTACGAACAAAGCTACATACTAAGAAACCTGTTTGAAATAAACGCAAGCTATTTGAAAGAAGAAAACCCGATGGCTCTCAAGTCAACGTTGGTACAGAATTATTTAGCTAAACACTGGGGTAAGTGATGACGAAAAAAGCACCACCAAAACCAAAGAAGAAATCAAAAAGTCCTACACCAAAAAACAAAGCACTTTACGCACGAGTAAAGGCAGAAGCTAAACGCAAGTTCGATGTATACCCAAGCGCATACGCAAACGCTTGGCTAGTTAGGACTTATAAAAAACGTGGCGGGACTTACGCATAATGGGCAAACCACAGGGCGGTCTTACAAAATGGTTCAAAGAAGATTGGCGAGATGTAAAGACTGGCAAGAAATGTGGTCGCTCTGGTAAAGAAAAAGGTAAACGTCCATACCCCGCTTGCAGACCAGCCAAAGTAGCTGGTCGTATAAGCAAGAAGGAAGCTGCAAAGAAGACAGGTCCGGGTAAAGTAAAGTGGTCTGTTACAGCATCAGGTAGAAAAAGATCTAGTGGACGCAAGGCAAAATATAAGGCATAATAGCGTCAAAGGAGATGCTTTATGAATTATATTACAAGTAACATACCATATTTCAAAGCTTGGGTACGTAGAGAGTATACTACCAACTTTGATCGATATCAAGGTGAATTTCTTCATGCAATGGTGATAGCCGTTACCACACTGCCTATGAAGACACTATCATTCCAAGTAATGTTCACTGGATACGATGAAGAAGAAAACGTGCACGGTGGGGCTATGTGGGCACGAATGCCCTTGACAGCCCTTGTAGGTGACACACCCTTTGAAGAGTGGCCTACACCAATGCCAACTTATTTGGCTCAACCGTGGGATTGTCAGTCACACCACCATTCGGTGTTTGTTTTAAATAGAGCTACTCCCTGCCCGTGGTTGGCTAAGATAGACGGAGAGTTCTACCCAGCAAAATACTACTTCACAATTGACTACACAGATACTGAAGTAGCAGACGACCCAGCCCAACACAAACAAAGCCACGTGCTAGAATTGATGGATGCTGGTGAGTGGACAGGCAACATAGTTGCACTGCCCAATAATAGAGTAAGGGTAACAAACCCTGCTTGGTTTGTAACGGGCGATGGCCCACCGGACTTCACTCCTAGTCAGTGGGTTCACCATTCTAAACAAGACCCGAACTATGTAGAAGATACAGCACGGGTATTCGATAATCTATATGCGGAGAGCGATTATGAAGAAGATGATGAAAGCTAAAGGCATGAAGCGCGGCGGCAAAATGATGAAAGCTAAAGGCATGGCTAAAGGCGGTAAGATGAAAGCCAAAGGCATGAAAAAAGGCGGTAAGATGATGAAAGCCAAAGGCATGGCTAAAGGTGGTCGTGCAAAGTATGCAAAGGGCACATCTAAGGGCGGTGCAATGACTCTTGCGTCAATTCGTTCTGCAGCCAAAGCTAAAGGCTACAAGTTAGTCAAGGCGTAGTCATGGCTCGACGTGGATTATACGCCAACATAGCCGCTAAGAAACGTAGGATAAAAGCTGGCAGTGGAGAAACTATGCGTAAAGCTGGGAGTAAGGGTGCACCAAGCAAAGCCAACTTCAAACGTGCAGCACAAACCGCTAGGAAAAAGTAATGGCTCGTAAAGCAGATAAGATGCCAGCCCGTAACAAAAAGAACTTTCGTCCAACAAAGTCTGGTGCGGGAATGACTAGGGCTGGCGTTGCTGCTTATCGAAAAAAGAACCCCGGCAGCAAACTAAAGACTGCTGTAACAGGCAAGGTAAAGCCGGGAAGTAAAGATGCCAAGCGTCGTAAGTCTTTCTGTGCACGTTCTGCTGGACAGATGAAGAAGTTCCCAAAAGCAGCAAAGAATCCTAACAGCCGCTTGCGTCAAGCAAGGAGACGATGGAAATGCTAACAGCCCTCATAGGACCAATAGCAAATATCGCAGGGACATGGCTTGAAGGCCGTGTCGAAAAAACCAAAGCAAAAGTAAAAGCAGACGTAGCCAAAGCAGAGGCAGAGGCCATCGTCATGCAGAAGAAAGCCACTGGTGAAATAGACTGGGACTTGAAGATGGCTGACGCTTCAGTATCTAGTTGGAAGGACGAGTGGCTTGTAATTTTGTTCAGCATACCTTTAATTTTAGCCTTCATACCGGGGATGGAAGATATTGTATCGCGTGGATTTCAACAATTGGAACAAATGCCTGAGTGGTACCAGTACAGCTTGGGCGTTATTGTTGCTGCAAGTTTTGGGGTCCGGTCAGCTACAAAGCTATTCGGTAAAAAATGAGGCAATGGTTAAAAGACGTAATTGAATACAATGCTATCGCTCGTCTTACAATGATTGCAAGTATAGCAATGTCGTGGCGATGTGCAGAGTGGTTTATGAACCTTGAAGACCCAACTATGCAACAGAGTGCGTTCGTTAGTGTTATCATGGGTGTGATGACTGGTATATTTGGTATTTGGATGGGTCAGGAAAGCAGAAACAGAAAGAACGACAAATGAATGTAATGATTTGGGCATTAGTGCTGACTGTCTGCACACCCAGCGGTCAATGTTTCAACCAAACTGTGCAGTGGTTCGATAAAGAAAACGAATGTGTTCGTTACAAGCAAATATATGAAGACATTCCAAAAGATGGTTCGTGGGCATCTGTTGAATACAAGTGTGGTATCGTAGGAGCGTTGGAAATATGAAATATAACTCTTCTCACTTTTTAGATAAACTTATCGAACACGAAGGTATGGTTCTTACTGTCTATCAAGATACGCTTGGCATCGACACAATTGGTATTGGTCGTAACTTGAAAGACAGGGGCATCAGCAAAGAAGAACTTAACTACATGGATATACCAAACATCGGCGTTGTCTATGAACACGGTATTACAGAAGCTGATGCACGATACCTTGCCCTCAATGACATCAAGATTGTAGAAAACGAACTGTGCAAT